CAATATCTACAACTGAGCCTTGACCAGTTGCAGCTGAAGCTGCAGATGTTGCTGTTTTACTTCCACCAGCTCCACCGGATAGAGTTTCGTTATTTGCAAAAGCTTTTGTAGTATTATTACTACCAGCATTATTATATACAACATATAATGTATCAGGATCTGAACCACTTTGTGAAACTGCTTTTACAACATCAGCAGTCATTCCACTAGTACCACCAGTAAGAGTGTGGCCAACAAATTCACTTAAATTTGCAGTTGTACCTGATAGCTTAACAAAATCATATTGAACATTAAGTGTTACTTTACCATCAACTACTCTAGATCCATCTTTAAATGCGTATTGACCATGTCGATCTATTTGTGCTTGTAAAAGACTTTGTAACTGAGTTAGCTCTCTTGCCTGAACTGAATATCCAGGCCTAAAAAGTATACGATGAAAATTCTTTGTTTCATCAAAGTCATCGTAATACGGTGCTTGTGAATATGTTTTTATTACTGTAGTTGCCATAAATGTTTCCTAATACTATGTATATTAGAATTCTAATATTAATTTAATGTCTTCAATCTGTGTAGCTGATCTATCAATCTTAGTTCTATTTTCTAAGAATAAGACCTCACCACTATGTTTATCTACTTCTGGATAGTTTGCTGATGCAGATACCTGAGTTGATTCAGTAGTACCAGTTGTACCTGATGTTCCACCAGTAATTGTTTCTCCTGCAGCAAAGGCTTTATATCCTGTTTTACTATTTTGATAGTAATAAAGATATCCGCCTGATGTATCTTTTTCTGCAATAAATGCTTTAGCTCCAGATGTGGTACCTGTAACTACTTCATCTACATTATAGTTTGCTACACTTCCACTTAAATCTAATCTACCTAAAGCCTTCAATGAATCTGCAGTAGCGAGAGCACCAGCATAAGGAGTAGAATTATATACCTGTGGAGATTTAATTAACATTACTTGTCTAAAATCATTTCCTACTGTAATGTCACCATTTACTGAACCATCTAATTGTGTATTTAATCCTACAAAGAATGCTCCAAGTTCTGCAACTGGATCCACTCCATGTCCTTGAGTCGGTGCAATGACTGCTCGTGCAGTAGCATCTGCGCCCGCTCCATTGTCACTAATTACTACATCAGCGACTGAATAATCTGTTCCTTTTGAGTTAATTGCAATTGCTGTAATTGCTCCACCTGTAACTGTAACTCCAGCATCAACCACATCCGCGCCTGTTCCATCACCAGTAATTGTTACCACAAAGTTATTTTCATCTGCATAACCAGAACCACCTGCAGTAATTACTAATCTTTCAATACCACCAGCTGTTGCTGAGTTTTTAGAAGCTTTTTGGTTTAGATACTGAGCATAATCTGCTTCAGATAAAGTTGCTTCGGCAGCACTATCACTTGGCCATGCAAATGTTAATACTGTATCTGCTGAAATTGTTTGAGCTGAACTCAATGTTAATTGTGATCCTTTAATAGATGATACTGTTACTGTACCACTTACTCCAGTACCAGTAACTTGCATACCAGCTAGAATATCAGGATCTACATCTTTAAGAATAAGAGTTGTACTTGAGGATGAAGCTGCGGCAGCAATTCCACTTGCACCCATTGAAACAGTTTTAACTGGCATATAAGAAGTAGTAAGGAACTTCTCTGAATCCGCCACTGAAACAGTGTACATATATTTCCATGTATATCCATCTGATTCTGCAGTTGGATTAGTTAGTGTTTGTGTTGGTTGAATGGTAGAAGCACCAGAACCAGCTACAATACATTTGTAAACTTTAAACTCTGAAGTAATTACATAGAATGCTTTATCAAAGATATTTGCATCTGCTGAATCCCATGCATAATATGAATTACCTGACGTCCAAGTATGTCTTGGTACGATATGTGATATATCACCTGATGAAATCTTTTTCATACCAAGCATTTGTTGCCTAGCTTCTCCGATATCATCAAAATGATCGTTTGGTGTAAATGGTATTGTGTCTGTCGTATCCGATAATGAATTACTCCATGCATCAGATTTACCAACACTCACATAAACACTTTGTTCTGCTACGTCTCTTTTAAAATTATTAGCGTTCAGAACTCTAAATTTTGAACTTACTATTGCTGCCATTTTTCTTTTCCCTTACTCAATGTTTATAAATGAATTAGTGTTATAGTTATTTATAACGTTCGACTCGATGTTTTGTATAGTTTGTGAACTAAAAAAGCTAATCGGATAGTTTGTATTATATAACCTTTGATTAGCGAAGAAACCATCGCCCTTTCTTTCTTGATAACCATTGTCCTCAATGGTTCTATAATTTGGATTAATTACTTTTACTTTGCTTTCTGGTAAGAATTTATCTGCACTACCAGAGCTTGTCATAATACTACCAGTTGATTGTACAGGATTTACCTTAACTTGTGTAACAATTTCGTTTACATCTGTATGATTTAGATTTATAATACTTTTTACACTTTGTGCATGAGCTCTTCTTTCGTTTTGAGCACCTGTTGTAAATTTTGCTTCAGGGTCTACAGTATATCCGCTACCTGCATTTGTTATTGTAATACCAGTAATTTCACCTTCTGAATCTATTGGTAAAGTTGCTGTAGCTCTAGTTCCAGTAAAGTTGCCATCAACGTCTGTTGTAAGAGGCTGATCAAATATTACTGTTGGTGCAGATGTAAATGTTTTATCTGCAAGACCATATAAACTTGTGCTTACAATTTTACCAACTCTACTTACGTTACTTCCATCAACTGGCTCTGATGCACCAATAAACATTTGTGTATATCCTGAACCAGCTGAAGTAATAGTAATGTTATCTGGATCAATTGAACCATCAGATGTTAAAGCACCTAAATTAATTTGTGGTGCTACTAAACTTGATCCCTGACCATTAATTGTTAATGTAGGAGCTGATAGATAACCAAAGCCAGGATCGATAACTTGTATTGATGCTAGGCCACCTGAATTATTTAATGATACTGAGAATGTTGCTGTTCTTCCTCTATTAGCAATAAGACCTGGTGTAAATGAAGAAGCAAAAGCTTCTACAAGTACTGGTAAATCTTCTGCTCCAATAACTCCAGGAACTCTAAATGGAATTGCTGATTTTAAAAATCTATCTTGATCACCAACTTGTGGTAATGTTTTTCTATTATTAACTGTTCCAGCATTTGTAATCAATAACAATAATAAAATTTCAGCAAAGTATTTAAAACCAGCTGGATGAACAAGTCTATTATATGCTAGATTCCAGTCAGTAATGTTAGTACCTGACTTAATTACATAACTAAATTTTTGGTATCTTAAACTGTCTTGTACTTTAATAGTATCAGATAAGAAACCTTTTTTATCTAAGTATTGTCCACCTTTTGGTAATGCATTATTGACTTCCCAGTTACCTGATGATGGAATCAATGTACTATCGTATGGGTATTCAACCTCAACATTATCATTAAATAAAATTCTAAAGAATGTTTCAATAGAATCTGATGTACCACGTAACTTATAGAAATCAATAAACTGTTTATATAATGTTCTCTTATTTACAAGAATATCTCTTGGGACAATAGGAGCAATTTCTTTTTGAATTAACTCTAAATAATTTTTATCATTCTCATCAATGTCCATGTGTCTTTCAATTTCATTCATAACATATGAAGGACCAGGACCAACCCAATATCTTACTGTTGTAGATAATACTCCGCTTGAACCATTATGAGCTGATAAGCCAGTGACAGTAAATGTTTTACCAATTTCAGATGTACTATCAGCTAATGTTCCTGGCAAATCATTTCCATTTGATATACTTACATTCGCATTTGTTAATGGAATATTTGTTGTTGTACCATCAGCTGCTGTAAGAGTAAGAGTTGAAGCTCCGCCAGTTTCATCTGTAAAGAAACGATTATTTTTATTATCTGGATCTGGTATTCTAAATCTACCAATGCCATCTAATATAATATCATTAAATGTTTCAGTTTCTGTAAATGTAAACTCGTCCATGTTCATGAACTCGTAATACTTTTCTAAAAACTTTTGAAGCTGGGCTCTATCTTCTAGAATTTCAGATGGAATTAATTGGTCAAGGCGAATATCTTCTTTAGTATAACCTAAAGTACTTTTATCCTCTTGTAATTGTCCAGGTGAAAAACTTTTAATATGAGACATTATTTAATTCTCGAATTTGTATTATATGTTATTGCTCCAGATGAACCTGATACAGCGATAGTATCAATATCAATAGTTACCGCAATTTTTGTAGTATCAATTGCTAATATTTCATTTCTTTTAGGAGCGATATCTAATGAATTAGGTACAACTGTAAGTGTAATATTTGTAGAACCATTTGTATTAAACGAATGTAATGTAATTTTTCCATTAGCTACATCAAGTTCTCCAGCATCATTTACTACTGTAATATTTTGACCATTTACAATTTTATAAACGATTACTTTTCTTTTATCACTGCCACTAATAGGTACATCACCAAAGAAATGATCTTCAGTAATATTGTCTGCAGTTTTAAATGCTGTACTCGATAAAATAAATTTAGTTGATTGGCCTGATGCATAGAATGGTTCAGCAAATTGTAAAGTAAAATTATTTAAATTAGTTGTTGTATTTGCTGTAACTGTTTGGAACATTCTTGGTCTTACATTTGAACTTACAATTGAAGGATCTGCTGAATCAATTGCTCTTAAAAATTCTGAATGTCTAAATACACCATCAAATTTATTAAGGTTATTAAAGTTATAATCAGCAATAGTATCACGTACAACTGATTCAATTTCAGCTGTTCCTCTATCAGTTAAGTTTGGATTATATTTAAGGAATACATCTAATTCTAAATTTGTAAACTCAGGGTCAACAATTTCAGGTGTAATTGATACAACGTTCTTTCCTTTTAATATAGTACTTTTAATTTGTTCTTTTTCGTTTTCAGTCAATACTGATGCTGTAATAGGTTTAACTGAAATATAAGCTTTACCATAATCAGGTGGATCATTATCTTCACCACCCCAAGTTGATATTGAATCAATATTAGTAAAGTTATTTTTAATAATAGTTGAATAGTCATCTGAAGTAACAGCTCTATTTTGAGATGCAAAAGATAATGGAGCGTTAAATCTAATAGATTCCATTGTTTCTCTAT